GACTTTTGCCCTGACTTTTGCCCTGACTTTTGCCCTGACTTTTGCCCGGACTTTTGCCCTGACTTTTGCCCTGACTTTTGCCCTGACTTTTGCCCTGACTTTTGCCCGGACTTTTGCCCTGACTTTTGCCCTGACTTTTAGCAGTAATTTTGCCCTGACTTTTGCCCGGACTTTTGCCCTGACTTTTAGCAGTAATTTTGACCTGACTTTTAATAATATTGGATTCTGTTTCTGGTCGAATTATGTTTAGCACTAGTATCCGCACTGCATTAAGTATATTATTACATTCTTTATCATTCAATGGTATAATACCATTGATAATATCAACAGGTCTTGCCAGTATTCCGTTTTGTGTATAAGAATAAAAACGTATCATATATAATGGGTCATAACCATAACCACTTTTACTGGTAATATTATAATAATTAATTAAATTGCGAATTATATCAACATTGCGTTTTTTTACTATATCTAAAATTTGAAAATCAAAATATTTTGTAAATCCGTTTTCTATAAATTTAGCAACTTTATATAGCAAGTTGTTTTCTATAACTTTGCCGTTTTCTATAAATTTAGCAACTTTGTTTTTAGTTGTGATATCAGATTTACTATTGTCTTTTAATATTGCTGCGGAAATTACACAAAATATTAGGAACATAATCTGTTTCGCTTGTTCATTTTCTTTCTCTTTATTATCTTCTCCAACATTATCAAGGTCGATTATAAAATTTGTATCTAAATCTAAAGCTATTAAATTATCTCCATAAAAACAAAAATTACCTGGTTTAACGTCCATTAGTAATTTATTTTTTTCAACAAGCAAAGATAATAAATTATCAAATTGTATAATAATATCTTGCAAAGGTTTTTCCCATATGGAAATCGTTATGCATTTCTTCATTAATATGGAGATTGATTTTAAATTGTCGGGAGGCAGGTTGTCTATGTCTTCTATATAATTCGGTCCGACAGTTACAAGACGATGCTTGGGTCTAAACATACTATTGGGGCTAAACATATTGTTATTATAATTACAAAAAATTTGTATAACTTCAATAGAAATGTTTGATTCTGCTAGTTCAATTTGTAATTTTAATTCTTTTTTAATATCATTGGCTTGTTGTTGTATCTTATCTGGATCTATCATTACAACTGCTATTGCATAATTTTTTAAAAAATCATCATCATTATCATTATTTTCAATACTAAAAGGACCTTGTAAGTTTTCTATAACCCCATAAACTGTTTTATTAGCGCCCGAACCGAGTTTGTCTCGCAAATTTACACCGACAGGAATTATAGACATAGTTATATATAAACTATAAAGAAAAATAAATACTGTGTATAATACCATTGTGGAGAACCTACCATAATAATGGTTCAGGAAAGAACTCATTTATAAGATTATTATAATACTTTTTCATATCATCTGTAACAATAAACGTATCCTCTGCCTTAGAATACAGGTCGTATTGGTTGAAGGATAATACATTTTTTAATATTTCGTCGTCTTCCAGTTTCATAAATTCTCTATACGACCCACCAGTGTGCCAAGGATAAAAAGAGTGAAAACGTATAATATCTTGATACTTTTTGGGAAAAAGATGGTTAATATTACGTTGTAGAACATTATAGAGATATTCATCGTGACCAACAGTTATCATAAGGTTTTCTATACCACATCTTTCTTTATAAATCCCCATTTTTGTTGATAAAACCGGGTCATTTATATCTGGGTTCTCCAACATTGTTTTATAATATACAATAGTTTCAGGGAACTTACAACCGACAACGTATGTATCTCCGACAACTGCCCACGCGGGTTCACCAAATTCAAATAATATTTTACCCAAGTCGTGTATTAAACCACATATTTGTAATGCTTTATTATCAGGTTCTCTTTTACGTATAGATTCCGCGGTTTGATATGCATGAAATGAATTGGGTTCATCTATATCGGGGTCACTTGGATCTATAAAGTTATCCATTCGCGAGAGCACATCATTCATATGTAACTTACGATTATACGAACTTTTATACTGGTGTAATTTATTCTGTACGAATTGGTATGTTTGGTTTTTATGCATTTCTTCATAAAACCCAAATTGTGTAGTGTTTTCATCATAGGTTCTCAAAGTATCAATCTTCTTAGAATCTTCCATATAAGAATAATTGATATATAAAATAATTCTAAATTATATATTCTCTATATCTTCACTTGTAGTAAATGCATCGCGATTTTCATGGTATTCTTTAACTATATGTACTAAAAAATTAAAGTAATCCACAATACTGTATTCAGAATCATTATATAAAGCATAATCTCGCCATTTATTATCAAGTGATACAACGTCTTCTAATCCACTTTGTATCAAATGTCTTGTAATAAATTGTATATCATTAATATCGTTACTCCAAAAGTAAATTCGTTTATATACACAGTAATTTTCATATATTGTGGCGTTTTTTCTATAAAATAATTGAGAGAACATAACTTTATAGATATAATAATATATATATATAAATCTATTTATGTATTTATACCAATGAGTGATACAAAGACAATGATTATTCATGAAGATATATACGAACAATTGAGCGGATACTATAAAAACAATCAAATTCCAAATATTATATTTCATGGTGCAAGTGGGACAGGTAAAAAACGCATAGTAACCGACTTTATAGATAAAATATACAATAATGATAGAAATGTGATAACAAATAATGTAATGTTTGTGAACTGTTCCCACGGGAAAGGAATTAAATTTATAAGAGAAGACCTTAAGTTTTTTGCCAAAGCGAACTTGGAAACAAAACTCTATGTAAATTTCAAAACGATAGTATTATTAAACGCAGATTTTCTTACAAACGATGCTCAATCTGCGCTTAGAAGATGTATAGAATTATTTTCATACACAACTCGTTTTTTTATGATAGTGGAGAACAAGCATAAACTATTAAACCCTATTTTATCTCGTTTTTGTGAAATATATGTGCCAGAATGTTACACCAATAATCAATTTATAAATCTACACCAAATAACACTAGACAATATAGCGAATAATGATATAATAGTTAAACAAAAAGAATCTTTCATAAACGAGACTATTGCACAAATAAAACTAGATAAAGCAGATGGAAAATTAACCAATACACAAGTATTACAGTTTTGTGAGAATATTTATGATAATGGTTATTCAACACTGGATGTGGTAAATTCAGTTAAAAATAATAATACTTTGTCACACTTAAAGCGAACTTCGGTTGAAGTATATTACTCAAAAATCAAATCCGAATTGAGGTCTGAAAAACTATTATTATTTAGCATAATAAATTATATATATAATCGTGACACGGAAGATATTCAGAAAATAAAATTTATTTAAACCTTTGAAGGCACTATTTCAATGTTGGTTCAATGTTGGTTATATGTTGGTTCAATGTTGGTTATATGTTTTACGTTTATATAAGAATAAAAAAATACGGTGTTTAAATATAATGGACGATTTTGAAGTAGCTAATTTAAACGAATCGCGGAACGAATGGTGTGGTAGATTAGTTTCTATATTTACACCGTTGGTTATAGAAGGAATTCAATCAATTTTTAATGAATCTTGGAAAGTATGTTTAGAAACAGAGGAACCCGGAAAATACCTAATGTCTTTTCAAAATATGTTATCGGCCATCCCCAAATGGAACGCAGTGACGATTGAAGAGGAACGCAAACGCATTATTGATAGAAGTGGTTGTGGTTATCTTGAGGATTTAATCACGTGCGTACATATTATACAAATGAAAATCCTTACGTGTATTCGTGTCGGGAATAAACAAAAAAAAATAGACGTCTCGATACCAAATATAGATACATTCTTACATAAATTATACATCCACGTCGCCCGTGCGTGTTATAAGAATGTTTATTTATTTGAGCGTAATATATCCGCATTAACGGTTCAAAAAAATAACCGTGAATTAGAATGTATCGTGCAAGAATGCATTGTCAAGACTATACGCGAAAGTATTCCAACCGAAGAAATTATCAAGGCATACATGGATGAAGGTGTTGAGCAAGAAGAAGAGGTTACAATTGAGGATGTAAAAGAAGAAGAAAATGAAGATGAAAAGACGGATAAAGAAGATGAAAAGACGGACCCCATAGTAATGGAAGACGAGACACCGCCTCCACAGGTTCCTACTATACAAAACAAAAATGAAGACCCAATTGTTACAAAATTAACATTTAACGATTATGATAGTGTTCTTGACGTAGACACGGGTAAGGTAAGTGACGTCAATGCGCCAAAATCAATCGAGCGATTGGAGGAAATCAGTTCCGAACGTGCGATCCAGAGGAAATTAGAGGAAGAAGAGGATGATTTAGATGATAAAATCAAAATACACACTGATAATATTGATTTAGGTGAAATGGACTTTATGAATATAGGTAATTCGGGTTCAGCGACGAACGATTTAGTTCTTTTAGATGATGTGGTAGAAATACTTGCTTAAAACTATGCGTTAATATAACTTATTAATTATTACAAGTTATATTATAATGGAGAAACCTTTATTATTAACCGTTGTAATCGGTATATTATATTTCGGCACGAAATTGGCAGAATCTAAATTCATACATAAAAAACAAGAACCTATGAAAAATACAGTTCGCGATACATTAATTGTTACCGCGTGTGCGTTCGTAGTATTATTTGCGTTCTTTCATATGTCAGGACCGGTCGCTGAACTACTCGGTGGCGGTGAATACGTTGGATCACCAGCTGCGCAAGCGTTTATTGATGAACCTGGTTTTTAAACCACCTAACATTTGAATAACATACACATTTTTATTAGAATTGTTTATGTTATACTACTTTAATCTGAATACGATGGCATTGTGTCAATATCTATTAATTCTACACCATCATCAATAGTGTCTACTTTATATTTACTAAAAAATGGATATTCCAGTTGATTTGCTGGTGTATGTTCATGAACCGTCCGTGCGATCATTTTATAAAGACGGAATTCGGGGAAACGCTCTTCGCCATTTTTCTTATATAATATATTTTTCGCATTATCATCTAGACACCATCTGTATATGGTTTTTTGTAAAGGAGACATTTCATTTACAGTTTCATTGCCGATTATAAAATCATAAATGGATGTCCCAAGACGACATAAATCGAAACTATAATTCGGTTCAATATGAGGACGTTTTTTATTATAAAATGGACCAAAATTATATTGTGTGGCAGCATCGCCGCCTGGATAAAAACTATCACTACAAAATAGTTGCCCTTTGAATTTATATATACTTCTGCCGAAATCAATCAATTTGAAAATTTTACCATAGGTTGGGACCTTATAATGCTTATTGTCTACTTTATAATATATAAACTCTTGTTTTGTAGTAGTATACATAATATTATTAGTATGGAGGTCATTATGTGTAAAATGAAACATCTTTTGATATGTTAAAAGTGATAATATAACTTGCATTAAAGCAGAACAACCCGTTTTTTCATCTATCAAATCATTCTCGAATAAACCATCAAGAGTTCCATCACATTTTTCAAGGCATATCATTTGAACCGGAAAATTATTGATATACACATACATCTCATCACTTTCATCCTCATCTTCATCACTTTCATCATCATCATCATCATCATCATCACTTTCATCATCATCATCATCACTTTCCTCATCATCATCACTTTCCTCATCATCATCACTTTCCTCATCATCTTCATCGGTTTCATCTTCATTGTGACTATCGTTTTCGTCCGGTTTTATATACACCTCTTCCAATGATATATCGGTTTCAACAATAACATTAGACGAATCAATAATAATATCACACGCATCTTCTTCTATAATAACATCATCGGTTGATGAATCTAATATTTCTAACTTAATGCGCTTATTTCTCGTATCAACTGAATTAAAGTCAATAACGTTGCCGTCTGTTATGCTATAAAGAACGTCTAAATTATTAATAAAATGACGAGAATTGTTCAAATAATCATAATCATCAGTAATATTAAATTTGAACTTATCCTGAACTGCTAGAAACGAACCGTGATAATCAATAGAATTAACGAAATTATGTTTATGGAGAGTGTGACTACATAGAAATGAAAAAAAACCGTCTATATAAGATGCGTTATCAATATTTGTATAGTTGGATGATACATCGTTTAGTTTAGGTAATTTAATAATATCATTATGGTTTTTATGTTTGCCGATTAAATATCTTACAGGGTCTGTTAATGGAGAGTATTTAATAAATGTTTTTCGTGTAATAATATCACCAGAAGGACCAATAACATTATCAAAATCCTTGAAATGGTTTGTATGGTTTAATTGGAATGAATCATAATTACCTTGATTCATATTGAAAAAAATGGAATGAATCGGTTGGTAATTCTGTACATCCTTAATATCAAAAGGATTATAATTATTAATTATATCTTCACTACTACCATTAAAACTATTTTTAAGTGCAACCGCATCAATAGAAGGAACCTTTCTGTATGCTATAAAAGAGTCTTTATTAAAAGCCGACATATATAAGTTTAATAAATATTATATTATTGTTTAACAAACGTTTATTTCGTTTATAAGGATAAATATATTTATTTTTCTAAAATATATCAATCATGACATTGGAATTGAGAAAATTCAATATGCGGGATATAACATTCAAGGCGAATGAAAATAAAGGTCCTGTTGTGGTATTAATCGGGAGGCGTGATACAGGTAAGTCGTTTCTGGTAAGAGATTTATTATATTATCATCAGGATATACCAATTGGTACAGTGATTTCAGGAACAGAAGCAGGTAATGGGTTTTATAAAGACCATGTGCCACGATTGTTTATTCACGATGAATATAATACAGCATTGATAGAAAATATACTAAGACGTCAAAAGACTGTATTAAAGCAGGTGAAAAGAGAAATGGAAACATACGGTAAGACGGTAATAGACCCCAGAGCTTTTGTTATTATGGATGATTGTTTATATGATCAAACTTGGACACGAGATAAAATGATGCGTTTATTATTTATGAATGGTCGTCACTGGAAGATCATGTTGATCATAACTATGCAATATCCGCTGGGTATTCCCCCCAACCTAAGAACAAATATAGATTATGTTTTTATTCTAAGAGAACCTTACTTAACAAACCGTAAGCGTATTTGGGAAAATTACGCAAGTATGTTCCCTACATTGGAGTCATTTTGTTCTGTTATGGATAATTGCACGGAGAATTTTGAATGTTTGGTTATTAATAATAATGCCAAATCAAATAAATTAACGGACCAGATATTCTGGTATAAGGCAGAGAACCACCCCAAATTTAGGTTAGGATCGAAAGAATTTTGGGATCTATCTGAAGGTATGAATTCAGATGACGAAGATGAGGCATATGACCCCAATAAAGATAAGAAGAAAAAGGGTGGTAATATAATAGTCAAAAAGAATAACTGGTAA